CCGGATCTTTTCGAAAGGGACATGGCGCATCGATCCGATGGATCGGCCATCCTTCGCCCAGGTGACTTCGATGGCGAAGCCATTGAAGATCTCAAAGTCCAGGGCCAGTTTTTCGGTGAAATCATTCAGATCGTCTTCACCACATACAGATCCAAAGAATTTGATGAACTGCGCCTGGGATTCGACCGTGGAATCTGGATCGATCTTCCATCCATTTCCGATGATGTAATCGACCTTCCCATTGACGATCGCATTATGCTTTGAGGATCTGCGATAATTGTCCAGAAGGTAATATGGGTATTCATTGACCAGGCCGTAGGTGATGTAATCACCCTGCCTGGATTCGCGCATGATGGGGACTTTATGTTCGAAGCCTGGCCATGACGCGAATAACTGTTTCGACTTGCTCATACAGTGTGATAGGTCAGAAGTAGCGTATTAGTCGTGATAGTGAAATTTCCTGTCGAAGTAGTCACCGCCACCGCGATTTCTGTATCCTGGGTCAGATTCGCCAACCAGTTCAGCCTGACCCCATGAATATGCGATCCCTGGGTCGTGATATCAGCGGCAGATGCAGTCTGGACCACATTATTAATCATGATGTAAAAAATAAAGCGCCTGGAAGCCGTTGCCGTGAATTCAACTGCCGCCTGTACCATCGCCATACCTGCCAGGGCCGTAATCGTGGAATTCGTGTTCGCAGTGCAATTAACAGAAATACCTGAAACGGATGTCAAAGTGATCTTCGTATTTCCGGAAGTCACCGCCACCGTTCCTGTTCCACCTGCGATCGAAGTCCTTCCGACCGCCCTTTCCGTAAGGATCAGGGCAGAATCAGCCAGGTCTTCGACCATCGTTCCGATCCTTTGGGCCGTGTTCGCATTCGGAAGCGTTTCGCCCTTAATTACCAGGGCCGCGGCATCCAGGGCCGCGCGATTTACATTCGCCATCAGTTAAAGGTTATATCAAAGGTTTGATCGAAGATTCCTGCCCCATAATAGACAGAATAGGTTTGATTCGCGTTATAGCGATAGATCGCCTGTGGGGTCGCAGTCACATATCCCAGGCCAGTTTCAACGATTCCTGAAGGCGCTGAAGCGCCCTGGGCATAGTCCCAGACCGTGTATCGAAACTGACCTGAAGGGATGCCTGTAGAACTGATCTGAAACTTATCGAATCGCGCAGGATAAGCGCTCAGATTACTGGACTTCTGGATCGTGATCGTAGTGGTCTGGTTCGTGGCGATGCATTGGACCTGCATGACATAGGTCCCGGAAGTATTGATCCTGCGCTGAAACCAGGTGACCGTGATCGTCTGAAGCGATCCTAAACTTAGAAGAAGCATCTTATTATTAAAAGCGCATATTCCTGGAAATTACTATGGTTCCCTTTTCAGGGACCTGTAAAGTTCGGCCCTTCGAACATTGATTTCGTCCATGTGGAATCGACTGATCATGTCCTTTTGCAGGGCCTGGCCCATCGCCTTCGCCCTGTCTGGATCATTCACCAGATCCCGGATGGTCTGATACCACTGCTTCGGTTTTGAATGCGGAATCAGGAATCCTGTTTCGCCATGTTTGATGACATCGCGATAGGGATTCATATCGGAAGCGATGATCGTCTTTCCCATGTATCCTGCTTCGATCACCTTCAGTTCTGACTTATACCTGTTGAAGGTTGTTTCGCGTAAGGGGGCCAGTGCGACATTTATGTAATTATAGCCGGTGACATAGGAATAGACATCCGCGGCATTTATCCTGCCGTAATTCTTATTCCTTCCATTCCCTGACATGACCTTTTCGTAGTCGAAGAAGACTTCGTTCTGCGCCCATCCACCCAGGTAGATCTTATATCTTCCATCCAGGGAAGAATCGAAAGCCAGGCGCTCCATTGGATCCTGGATGATCGCGAAATCTTCCTGATGCTGAGCCGCCCCGAACCATCCAAATTTCAGTTTGTCCTGGTCCTTTTCCATGCCAGGATCCGGACTGTACTGGGCATATTTCAGGAAGGGGGCATTCGGAAAGACATGGACATTCTTATTCATCGGCCTGATCTTATCGGCCAGAAGATCTGTAGTGCAGGTCACCGCATCGGCCAGGCGAATATGTTCCCTGATACAGTCAGCGGTTTTCTGCTTCGTGTAGTGTTCGAAGAAAGGATGGCCTGATTCCAGGACCCAGTAATCGTCCAGATCCAGGACCAGTTTCGCACCATATCCGCGAAGCGCATCCGCGATCTGCTTGACATATTCAGGCGCTGAATGGATCCAGTATCGGTTCACCACGAAAACATCCACCGAAGCCAGGTCCTTCGGTTTGGCCGTGGTCAGGTCAGATATCGAATAGAAATCGAATTCCTGGTAATTTTCCGACAGATGGGCATGGGGCAGTTCAAGCCGGTATAGACTGCATCCTGTCGGATGGACATTATAGATCAGACATATCTTCATGGCCCAAAAATAAGAAAGGTCCCCGACATGGGGACCTTCCTCTTTTTTTCCTTTGACCCTACCCTAAAGGATCAGGTCAAAGATATTACAGACCACCGCCAGAAGTAGCCGCGGCCATCACTCCTGATGCCGTGATACCTGCCAGGATCGATCCGCTGACCGCATACATCGGAAAGCGCTCCATCCCCTGGATCGTGGTCGAATAACCAGACCGATCACCGAAAGCCGTTCCTGTATCGGCCGTGGCCGCGGAAAGATCTGCGCCATTTTCGAAACCGATCATGTAGTGGTTATTGTTGTAGTCAGTGATGATCGCGACCACCCTGGACCGGGCCATGAACATCAACTGATTCCTGACCTGGATCTGTAGTTTATTGATCACCCTGGTAGCCTGTTGGTCATAAAATACAGTTCCGTTTTCCAGACTGGAAGTCATGGCTTCAGTGAGCATCGAAGTATTCTTCGTCAGTTCGTAACGATAGAAAGCGTTCGATCCTGCAGTTCCGGAAGCGTAGCCTGTGAAAGCCGTAACGATTCCAGATCCATTCGTTCCCATCGTGGCCGTGGGATTGAATGACGCGATCCTAATTTCTTTGATGCCCCCGACTGCATCGCGGCATCCCAGGGTGTAACCCTGTGTTAAAGCACATGACATACTGTGTTATATTACAGATTAAGATTCACGAAGGAAGAAGCCTACGCACTGATCTGGCCAGGCTATTTGGGACCCCATCTTCCAGGCGGCCTGGAACCTAACCTGGTCATTATCACGGCTTTCCCAAATTTTGAACTGCTCTTCGTCACCAAGCATATCAGTTCCGAACCAGAAATTTCCCTGGAAGGAAGTGTAGATTCGATTCGTTCCATTCAGTCCATTCACCGCCACCACGCGCATATTGGTTCCAGGATAGTACAGTTCACCATTCTGACCCTGTTCGATCTTCCAGTGGAACCAGTTATTCACTACCAGGGCATTCACCAAAAGTCTGAAGGTATCCCATCCGCAGAAACAGATCAGGTCATCGCGATGAATCAAAGCCGCAGGAATCGCAGTATATTGATTCTGGAAGATTGTGCTAACATTGGCTGAAGTAATCCCTGTGCCTGTTGTTATACTACCAGGATTTCCGTTCGCCAAAGTTCCGCTAAGTGCCTGAAGGACGGTATTCAAGCCAGTTACGAAGACCGCATTGTTTCCCTTCCAGACTGCAGTTTCGATCGCTTCTGCAATTCGAAGCGCTTTCTGTTCTGCGAAAGCCTGTTCGAAAGGAATGCCTGTGTAATTGGATCCCTGTTGTAATTGATTCTGCATCCAGTACTGTTCCAAAGTCCGGGGGCAAAGTTCTTCCTGAACTTTGATCGGAAGCACCGTAAGTCTGCGCTGAGTGAAAGCCGTGGAACCTGATGCGGCCCCTGCGACATTCCATGCACAGGATGACGCGGCCTGAAGTGCCGCATTCGTATCGAACAGATTCAGTTCAGCGGCAGATTTAATCCCCACCTGCTTCGTGAAAAGTGATACAGTTTTCGCCTGGAAAACTGCTTTCGAAATCAGCGGAAGTCTTTGCTGATCGACATAGGCCGTAAGGCCTCCAATGTTGAATGCCATGATTTACTTTTTAAGTGTTTTGGTTAATTGGTTGAAATTCTCTAATGCCTTCGCCTTTTGGGCGCTGATGATCCCTGCATGAGGACTGCTAAATTCCTGGGGAACCGCGGAAGGTTTTTCGCCCAGTGCTTTGACTTCTTCTTTCAGCGAAGTGATCTGGGAAGAAAACATGGACATCTTTTCCTTCATCCATCCCATCTGAGTATAGGCCGCCTTCAGTTCTTCCATGATCGCGATCAGATGTTTCTGGACCACCTCTTCGATCATCGCAGGATCGATCTCAGGATATCCTTCCTTCACCTTATCAGCGATGATCTTTCCTGCTTCCGGATCGATTTCCGCTTTGATAGGAACCACCTCTGGATCCAGTGGAAGATTCTTCGTTTCGATTTCGACTTCGACCTTTGTTTCTGCCGGTTCGATCGCAGTGATCGCGCCCCCTGAAGTGGTCACAGTTCCGACCCCTTCGATTTCGTGTTCACCATCAGGCGCAGGAATCGCACCTGTATCTGTTAAAACATAGACTGGGGTCCCTGCGATCAGATCGCCATCGACCCGGATCATGGTTCCATCGGCCAGGGTATAGTCAGCGAAATTCAATTTCAAAGAAGATCCGAACTTCTGAAGTTCAGTCTTCAGGGAATTAAGTGCAGTTTTGATGCTCATATTGAAAGAAGTAGAATTTTTATTTTTCATGCAATTTTGGCCTAAAGATTCTTCCATCATGGCCAGGGCATCCTGGACATTCTGGGCAGTCATCTGGATTTCTTCCAGGGTCGATTCATCGATCCCTTCCTTCATCCCGAAAAGTCCTTCCACTGAAAAGCCTTTGAATGCATCCCGGTTCTGCCAGACCGCATCGTTTTCGACTTTGAAGGATCCGAACCAGGCCCCATCTGGGGTCCCTTCGTATCCCATAGGGGCAGAAATTCCCCTGGAAGCATCTGTCAGATAGGATTCGAACATATAGACCCCATCCAGTTCGTAGGAATGGTTCGCGTTCACATTATGCTGATTTCCCTGCTTGAAGTATTTCTGGACGATCTTCCTGATCGTTTCCTTTGAAAAGACCACATAATATTCGCCATGCGCCTCATCAGATCGAAAGATGGGAACATCAGGAATCATCAGTGGACCTGTCAGGACCCTTCGTTCCCCTGTTTCGCTGAACTTATATTTCGCCTGGATCGCTTTCTTAAATTCCATCGAAGGGGCCTTCGCGAAAGCCATGAAAGGTTTTTCGATCGCAGGAACATCCACCAGGGCCACAAAACTGACCCCTTCATCAACTTCGTCCACTGTCAGTTCATAGACAGGTAGATTCCGATCAAATTCCATATCGATAAAAGCGCAGGATCCTATAAAGTAGCAAATTCAGACAACTG